ATGATGACCTTGCCATGTGCTTGGTAATTTATGCGTGGTTGGTTGCTCAAGACTACTTTAAAGAACTCACAGATCAAGATGTAAGAAAGAGATTATATGACGAACAAAAGAATCAAATAGAACAAGATATGGCACCATTTGGTTTTATGTCTGATGGACTTACTGAGGAAAGTTCCTTTGTAGATCCAGAAGGCCAAAGGTGGTATGCTGATGAATATGGAGATAGGTCATACATGTGGGACTACATGTAATAATGCATGTAAGGGTATCTAATTTATAAATAATTTTAGTAATTGAATCTTCTATAAGAGGGAAAAAAGACATGTCACTTAACTTAGTATCCCCTGGAGTTAAAGTAAGGGAAGTTGACTTAACTATTGGGAACATTAGTGGAGCTAATGAACAGGTGGGTGCTATTGCTGGTCCCTTTGAGAGAGGTCCAGTCGAAGTTCCAACTTTGATTGAAACTGAACAAGATCTTCTTGCAACTTTTGGGGAACCACAAACAGATAACAACCAATTTGAGTATTGGATGAGTGCATCATCATATCTTTCGTATGGTGGTGTTCTTAGGGTTGTTAGAGCAGATAATACAAACCTGAAAAGTGCAAACGTTTCGGTTAATAAAGGACAACCAGTTGGTGTTGATGGGATAGTATCTCTAGGTGCAACAACAATTAGAACCGCAGGAACATATTATTATACTGATGCAGATTCTGGTACTGGATTCCAAATAGGAATAGTAACTACTGCAGGATCACCAACTGTTGCAATAACAACAATTGGTAAAAATATGACAGATAACCAGACGGTAACTGTAGTTGCTGATACTTCTGGACTTTGGGGTGGTGGCACTGCAAATAACGTTGTATTTAATATTGATGGTGTAACAAATGGACAAAAAGATTTAAAAATTAAATCATATGAAGATTACAATGACAATCAAGTAACACCTACTACTTGGTTATATGCTGCTAAACATCCAGGATCATGGGCAAATAACTTAAAGGTATGCACAGTTGATGCAAAAGCAGATCAAATTATTAGTATTGGAGCAACTCAAGTAGGTCCAGGATTAGTTGGTTTGGGTGTAACACAATCTTTGGAAACAAGGAAAGAAATTGGTGATGGAGTAACTTCAGATGCAACTGGATTCTTAAGAGGAGTTATTGTTGGTGTTAGTTCAGAGGCAGGAAAGAGTGAAATTCATGTTAAGATAACTGATACAGTTGATATAACTGGATCCGATTGGGTTTCTACTTCAGTAGAATATTCCAAAGGTGGAAATACAGCATTTATTTCTACTGAGGATATAACAGTTGTTAATACAAGTGGATCTGGTGCTGCACATAATACAGGGTTTATTGCTGATGGTAAAACTAATCCATCATCTGTAGTTGATTGGTATGATCAACAAACTTTGGGATTGGATAATGCAACTGTTTATTGGAAATCTATAGCAGAAAAACCAGCAACTTCAGAGTATGCAAAAGAAAGAAGTGGAAAAAATGATGAAATGCATGTAGTTGTTGTTGATGATAAAGGAACAGTAACTGGAACTGCAGGAAATATTATTGAGAAGTTTTTGAATCTATCAAAAGCATCTGATGGTAAAATATCTCCAGCAGAGAATATTTACTATAGAGATTCTATTGCAAATAAATCTCAATACATTTATGCTGGTGCTGCAGAAGTTGATAATGAAAATTCAACTGGTTTAGTTCAAACTAGCAATACTGTTGGATTTACATTAGCAGGAGTTGGAAATTGGGGAAGTGTTGTTCAGGGAAGAACATTTTCTGGAGTTGGTGCAACTGTTTACAATTTAACGGAAGGACAAGATTATTCTGCTAGTGGTGGATACGGTGCAAATCTTGCAAATATTGTTAGTGCATATGATCAATTTAAGAATCAAGCAGAATATGATATTGATTTCTTAATTCAAGGTCCATCTGGTGGATCAACTAGAGATGAGTCTTCCGCAAAGGCAAGAAAGTTAATTGCTATTGCAGAGCAAAGAAAGGATTGTGTTGCATGTATTTCACCTCATAGAGGAGATGTTGTAAGCATAGCAGATTCTGATACACAAACTGATAATATTATAGATTTCTTTGATCCTTTACCATCTTCATCTTATGCAGTATTTGATTCTGGTTACAAATATGCTTTTGATAGATTTAATAATAAGTTCAGATATATTCCTCTCAATGCTGATATTGCAGGATTGATGGCAAGAACTTCTATTAATCAGTATTCTTGGTTCTCACCAGCTGGTGCAGCAAGAGGTGCAATTAATGGTGCTATTAAATTAGCATATAATCCATCTAAAGCACAAAGGGATGCGATTTATCCTAAGAGAATAAATCCAGTTATTGCTTCTCCTGGACAAGGTATTGTCCTATTCGGTGATAAGACAGGACTGGGATATGCTTCTGCTTTTGATAGAATAAATGTTCGTCGTTTATTCTTGACTATTGAATCAACAATAGAAAGGGCAGCAAAAGATCAATTATTTGAATTCAACGATGTTATTACAAGATCTAGTTTCTTGAATATTGTTGATCCTTATCTTCGTGATGTTAAGGCGAAACGAGGTGTTACTGATTATGTTGTTATTTGTGATGAAACAAATAACACACCAGATATAATTGATTCAAATCAATTTAGGGCTGACATCTTTGTCAAACCAAATAGGTCTATTAACTTTATCGGACTTTCCTTTGTTGCTACTCGCACAGGAGTAAGTTTTGAAGAAGTTGTTGGAAACGTTTAATTAAATCAAATAGAGGCACAAATTAATGGCAAACCTAAACATTCCAAATACAAGAGATAGAACCCTTGAGGCATTCAAGGGTCGTATGATTGGGGGTGGTGCAAGACCTAATTTATTTGAATGTGAACTAAATTTTCCCTCAGACGCAATTCCATCTACAACAACTGTAGATGAAATTACTGATAAAGCAAGATTTCTTGTTAAAGCAGCAGCATTACCTGCATCAAATATTACTCCAATTAATATTCCTTTTAGAGGAAGGAATTTAAAAATTGCTGGAGATAGAACATTTGATCCTTGGTCAGTAACAATTATCAATGATGTAGATTTCACAATTAGAACTGCATTTGAAAGATGGATGAATCTTATCAATAAACATGAAGATAATTCTGGATTAACCAATTCTATTGATTATCAAAGAGATGTTGTTGTTAGACAATTGGGTAGATCTTCTCTTTCTGGTGTCGCACCAAATAGTGCTGCACAAGTTCCTGTTCTAAAACAGTATAGATTTTATAGTGTATTTCCAACTAATGTTTCCGATATTGCTCTATCATATGATAGTTCTGATGCAATTGAAGAATTTAGTGTAGATCTACAAGTTCAGTGGTGGGATGCACTAAATCCTGATGGATCAACCCAACTTGGCACAAATTCATAAATAGTGCTATAATAGTAGGAAAAAGTTTATACAATGGCAAAACTGTTTGGATTTAAGTTACCAAGTTCTGACGAAACCAAATCTAAAGGAGTTATTTCACCAATAGCTCCTAGTGATGAGGATAAGTCAGATTTTTATGTGTCTAGTGGTTTTTACGGACAATACGTAGATATAGAAGGCGTATATAAAAGCGAACAAGATTTAGTTCGTAGATATCGTGAGATGTGTTTGCATCCAGAATGCGATAGTGCTATTGAAGATGTAGTAAATGAAGCTATCGTTTCTGATTTAGATGATTCTCCTGTGGAAGTTGAATTATCAAATTTACCTGCATCTGATAAATTAAAAGATATAATTAGGCAAGAATTTAAATATATCAAACAACTCATGAACTTTGATAAGAAGTGTCATGAAATTTTTCGCACCTGGTATATTGATGGAAGAATTTTTTATCATAAAGTAATTGATTTAAAGAAACCTCAAGAAGGAATCCAACAAGTCAGATTTATCGATCCATTAAAAATAAGATTAATTCGTCAAGTAGAAAAGACAGGATCAAATAGAATGTCACCTTTTGATGTAAGTAAAAATAGTGGTGATGTTACTAATTATGATGCACCAAAAATCAATGAGTACTATTTGTATGATCCGAATAGTGCTACAAATAAGGGATCTGGTATAATGCCAACAAAGGATCAAAAAGGTGCAGTAAAAATAGCAAAAGATGCAATTACATTTGTCACTTCAGGACTTGTAGATCGTAATAAGCAAACAGTTTTATCATA